CTGAAAGAAAAGCTTTAGCTGGATTAGGTCAGGCATTAACGCCAGTTCAAAAATTTGCGGAAAAAAAGCCAGATTTATTAAAAGTAAATGAAAATGCACCTGCCTCTATTAAAGCCAAGGTTCAAGCTGAAAACAAAAAAAGATTAAAAAGTGGTTTAAGCGGTTATTAAGGATTTAATATGAATCAACAAATAAGAAACAAAGTTAATTTATTAAAAGTAGAGCCAAGACCAAGTAATGACAATATCCTTGCACAGTTTTTAGGTGGTATAGGTGGTGTTGGACAAGGCATTGGTAACGTTATAGGGCAAGTTGGCCAAGGTGCAGGTGAAGCCATAGGACAAGCCGGAACTGGAATTGCCGGGGGTATCGGTCAAGGTGTAAATCTTATAGGACAAGGCATAGGGGAAATGAATAAGACACCAGAGGGCAGACTTGCATTGCGTGAATTGGTTGGTGCAGCACTTAGAGGCGTAGGGCAAGAAGATCTAGGCGTTGGTGTTCAACAATTCGCACAGCGTGTATATACGCCAGAAGCACAAAGAGCATTATATGAGACACAACAAAAGGCAGAGACTGAAAAAGCAAAAAGAAAAGCAGAAGCAGACGCAGAGAAAGACAGACTAGCAAGTATTGCATCACTAGAAAAAGAAGAAAGACAATCACGTAGAGATTTTGCAAAGGCAGGATTTATCCCAAAATTGACTGATGACGCAAATTTACCCCCAGAACTATTAATAGAATTTACAAGCCCTGTAAGTGGCGACCCTATACAGTTAGTAAAACAAACAGAAGCAACAAAAAGACAAGTAGACGTTTTTCAAAATGGGCAAAAAACAAAAATGTATGCTAATAGTGTTGAAGACGCTAAAAAAATAAAAGATATAAATGAAGCGTCTGAAAAAATTGATCGTTTAACTACAAGTTTAATTCAAAGTAGAAATAAATATACAGGTGGAGTTTTAGATCCAAGATTAAAAGCAAAAATGAATCAAGACATTACTGATTTAAGATTAGCTTATAAAAAAATGGCACAATTAGGAGTTATATCTGAATCCGACGTGAAAAATTTTATAGAAAAAGCACTCCCAGACCCAACACGTATAACATTAAGGAAAAAAATTATAGCATCAGAATTAACAAACTTTAGACAACGTGCATTAGAAGATCGAGACGCAGCTTATGAAGGCAGAGTTTACAATTATCAACGATCTATCAAGCCTATTACAGACGATGAACAAAAAAATGTAAACGATTTTAAATACGATGCACAAGGGAATGTTATAGTCCCTGAAAATTTAAAAGGTTTTAGTACACCAAGCACATCAGAATTAAATACATTAAATGGTTATACATTAGACGGCTATACAGTGAGAGTTAAAAAATAATGCCAGTATATGAAATAACAAGCCCAACTGGACGTATTATTGAACTAGAAGGCGATACGCCACCATCGCCAGAAACGATAAAAAAAGCATTTGAAGCGATTGAGCCAAAACAAGTTGACCCAATAAGAGCATCATTAGGTGAAGAACAAGTCCCTTTAGCACCGACACGATTAGATCGTGAATTAACAAAACAAGAAAAAAAGAATTTAAAAGTATTACGACAAATTGCAACACAAGCCCCAGCAGTAGCAGCAGGTTTCGCAACTGGTGGGATGTCAATTCCTGCACAAGTTGCAATTCAAGGTTTACTAACAGCAAGTGGAACTTTAGCAGAAAAAGCAATAACTCCACAAGAACAAAAAGTAATAGGTGAAAGCCCTTTAAAAGAGGCTGGGGTAACAGGATTAACAGCAGCAGGACTAGAAGCAGCATTGCCACCAGCGGGCAAAGTGCTAAGTAAAACGGCTAGACAGGGAGCTAAATTATTAAGAAAAGTGCCAGAACAAATTTTAAAACGTAGTACACAAATAGAAAAAGGCGCAATAAATAAAGTTATTGATAATCCTGAACTATTTACAACTCCAAAAAATGAAAATTTAGCGGACGATATATTAACAGATTTAAAAGAAGTACAAAAGATAGCTAGTAATGAATATGAGGAATCACTAGATGCATTACCAGAATCATTTAAAAAAGCTAAATATAAAAATTTAAACAAAGGATTAAAAGAGGCCGTTGGAAGTAAGGATTTAAAAAAATTAGCTAAAAAATATCAATCAATACAACAAGATTTAGTAGAAGATATAGACGAAAATTTACTTGAAAACGTAATAGAAGGCGATAGATTAACACTGCAAGAATTTATAATTTTAAATCGTTCTTTAGGAAATATAGAAAGAATGACCCCAAGTTCAAGATTGCAGCCAGATGTAATTAATACATTTTCAAAAATTAAAGCCACAATAAAAAAGAACATGGCAGCAACAGAAAAAATAAAAGGCATTAATGAAAAATATGCAAAAAAAATTAAGCCAGTAAAAAACGTAGAAAAAAAATTAAGATCATTTGATGCACAAGGGAATCCATATATAGAAGATAGTAAAATTAATACACTTGTAAGCGATGCAAAAAAAATATTGAAAGATAAGCGAACTGTAAAACAAAAGCAGTTTAAGGATTTAAATAAGATAGGTAAAATTTTAGGTCAGAAAAATAAATACACAAGCATATTAGAAGATGAAGCAGTAAAAGATTTAGTGCAGGAGGGAATGGAAAAAAATAAATTATCACTTAGTGAAATTGGGGTATTAGGAACGTTAGGGTTTGGGGTAAGCCCTATATTATCTGCTTCCATTGCTCCCACATTATATGGATTAAGACAAAGTGGAACAACACAAAAGCTTATAGAAACCGCTGCAAAACTAAGAAAGCCAGTGCAAGAGCAAATAAAGCCAAGTGTTACAAGTCCAATTAGGGAAGCTATGTCAGCTGGACGTAAAGTAGCAACCCCATTAATCAGTAGACAAATAGGGGGGTATTTAACCCCACAAACAAATGAACAAATTAAAAAGGAGCGTGGTTTATAATGGCAGTACCAAGTGCAAGTGATTTCAATAAATGGAGTGGAACCAAGTTTAAAAATACGGATTTCGATCAAAACGTAGACAAAACAGTAGAAATATTAGCAAACGGAAATTATGACCTTAACGTGGCACAGGTAACCGCTACAAGTTACGTAGGTATACCCTCAGATCAGTTTTCAACAATAACAGCTGGTGAAAATCTTACAGCAGGTGATGTTGTAAGAATTAGTGGCGGACAAGCATTTAAGGCAGATAATTCAACCAGTGGCGGGATTACAGCCGTAGTGGGGGTTTGTAACACTACTGTATCCAGCGGGCAAACAGTTAAGATTGACTATGGCTTTTATAATGGGTTTAGCTCATTAACCGCCGGTACCATATATTACATAGGAACAAGCGGGGCGATAACAACAACCAAACCAAGTTTATATCCAGTAGAAATTGGACGAGCGGTTAGTGCAACAAGAATTAATTTAAATTTTAGAGAAGATGACAAGCCTACTGGAACAATTATAACCACAGCATTAACGTCAGCCCCTAAAGGGTATATTGAATGTGACGGGTCAGCGGTTAGCAGAACAACACACGCACGTTTGTTTGGGGAGTTAGGCGTTATATATGGTAATGGCGATGGAAGCACAACGTTTAATTTACCTGATTACAGAGGCCGTTTTTTACGTGGTTTTGATAATTCAGCAGGAACGGACCCAGACGCAGCATCGCGTACTGACCGAGGCGATGGAACTACTGGTGATGCCGTTGGGACAAAGCAAGCAGATGAATTAAAAAGCCATAAACATGACATGAACCGCCATACTGGATCATCATCTTATTATCGGCTTTCTTGGATACAACGTTATAGTTCATCCCCAGTTTCTACCGCACAACACACAGAATTAACAGGTGGAAATGAAACACGTCCAAAAAATATTAACGTCATGTATTGCATAAAGTTATAAAATGGAACTAATAGAACTCATCCCAGCATTGCTTGACATTATGAAAAGCCCTAACGGACAAGCGTACGTTTTCGTTATTCTATATGCAGGTATGGGTTTCTACGTTTACAAAATGACCACGCAATTAAACAACTTTAAAAAAACAATGGCAGAATATAGAGATCACACAGACGAACAATTTAAAGAGATTACAAACGAGTTAAACGACATGAAAAAACTCTTATATAAAATGGCCGGTAAAATGGAAGTGGAAGCATGATAAAAGTGCATTTTCATAAAAAAGAATACAAATGGTGGAATCCAATTAAATACACAACAAGCATAATCAAAATCCGTTCAAATGACATTTATTATCATGTAAGCTTTGAAATATTCAAAAAGTATTACGAATCAGAATTTTTTAGTGGATTTACAAAATACAATAATCCAAGAAATGATATAGCGTACACAATAGAATTAGATATTGACATAACAACAAAGAAAAAAATAGTAGAAGAATTTGAATCAATGCTTGGGAAAAAATATGATTTATTTGGTGTTATTTTTGGGTTTTTTGGTCGTAAAATCCATAAATCAGATAAATATTTTTGTTCCGAATTGTTTTTACCAATTTTAAAACACGCTTACAATATTACAAAAAATGATTTAAAAACCAATCTAAGCCCAAAAGATGTACGTATGTTTTGCCTTGCCTTGTCAAAAAATGCAAAGTAAAAAACAAAGTATTATAGAAACTACAATTCAGGTAGTATCTGATACTGCAATTAACGCATTTATTGCTGCTCCTTTGGCATATTTGTTTTATGGGGTTAAGAGTAAAGTCATAATTGAACTAATAATGATTATGACATTAATTAATTTTGGAAAAAGCTATGTCATTAGAAGATATTACAACACAAGATATTACAACAAAAAAAACAAACGTCACAAATTTAAAAAAGCAATGCGACCAATTAAACGAAAAAATTACAGGAATACAAGAATTAACTAAAAGGCGATGGGACA